AGGAGCAGCCGCGATTTCAACGGTTGAGAAAGCTTCCGTAATCCTTGCCGTTATCTCTGCCGCCCTACAGATTGCAACGGCTATTGCAAATATGTTTAATGATGATGAAAGCAAGCAAAAAGAGATTGAGAGTTTGCAAGAGCGCATAGACCAATTACAATGGGAGCTTGATAACAAGGAAGCTGTACGGCTACGGGACACCTATGGCGATGCAGTAGAGCGGTTAAGACGCATATACGCTGAAACAACACAGGAAATCATTAAGATGCACATGTCATCAGAGGAATACGGAAATACTTGGGGGCGCACCCTAACAATGTTAAAGTATAGAGGTGATATATACGAAAAAACTGTTGAAAAGATTGCCGACGCATACGCTGCCGTATCCTATACTGCGGATAAAGCTCTTGGATCAAAGAGATTTGATGAAAGCCGTAAGCAGCTTGAAAATCTCGCAGCACAACAGGTACTTATTCAACAGCAGATATATAGCGAAAATAGTAAAAAGAAGACTGACCATGGCAAGGTACAGGAGTATAAGAACAAGATAGCTGAAATAGCCGAGGAAATGGCAAAAGTTATCAATGAAATGTTGGAAGATATTATAGGCTCTTCGGCGAAAGATTTAGCTTCTGAACTTGGCGATGCATTCTTCGAGGCTGCAAAACAAGGTGAGGACGCAATGGAGGCGTGGCATAAAAAAGTAAATGATATTGTAGGAGATATTATCAAGCGCATGCTCATTACACAATATCTCGAGCCTGAAATAGGCACAATCTTTAATAAATACAAGAGACAATGGTTTGGAACAGACGGAAGATTTAAGGGTATAGAGACCGTTAAAAACTCTGCCGACCAAATGGCAGCAGATATAAACGCAGCAGGTAACCTCTTCAATCAGATATATAAAGGACTGGCTGAAAATCTCAAGCAATATTTTTCTGCAACGGATGATGAGGCAAAACGTGAAGCATCACAAAAAGGTATTGCTACAGCCTCTCAAGAAAGTGTAGATGAATTGAACGGACGAGCAACGGCTATACAGGGGCATACTTATAATATCTGCGAGTATACAAAGGAACTCGTCACAACATCAAACCTTATCCTGCAAAGTGTTGTGAATATCGAAAAGGAAACAGAGGGCTTTGGAGCGAGAATAGAACGTATGGAGGGCAATCTTAAAGGGGTTAAAGATACGGTAGAGGATATAGCCCTGAAAGGAATAAAAATACAATCGTGATATGGAAGAGTTAATACAACAGATTTACAAGCAGGCAAGGCTCTTAGGGGTTTGTACTTTGTTCACGGGCAAGGAACAGACATTAGAAGATATTGTGCACCTGTTCACAACGCCACAGGGTATAGAGTTCTGTACGGAGCATGATTTTCCTAATATTGAGATCTTCCGCCTATTCAAGTCTTACAATGTAGAGCGGTTTGGAATTTATATTGATGCCGGTTCTATCACACTCAATAATCCGTCACGTGCTATCCTTATCGGGAGCACCTCGGCGGTTATAGACTGCGATACACTTGTTACTCATGAAGTAGTCTTGCTCCAAGGGGCAAAGGCTATCATCAACGCTTCGGGGTGGGCTGTCTGTAAAACAACAGTGAGCAGAGGGTGCAATATTATTTGTAACGCTTCGGGAAATGCCATAATCCTATGATGACCGGAAGACTATATATTGACGGCAAAGACGTTTACACAGAATATGGAGTATATGTCGTGAAAGGCGGTTGGAATGAGCTAATCGCCTACCCGCCACTGAAAACTGTAGAGAGTAACGATTGGCAGGAAATGGACGGTATAGAAGCCGACCTATCCTCCCCCGTGTTAAATACCCGAGATATACAGCTTAAAGTTGCTCTTGCTGGTGGAGACAATCGTTTCTTGGCACTCATAAGGCACTTATCAGATGGTGCATATCATACATTTGACTGCCGCTATATTGAGCGTACATACAAGCTTCGTCTTGTAGCGCAACCCAACTTGGCAGTTGCGCATGCCTTGGGCACAACGACGCTGAAATTCGCTGATGATTTTCCACTTTTGGGCTACACCTATGAAAAGCCTGCGAGCAACATAGCAACTTACAATGACTATACCTTTAACGGTAGGCCTTTCACGGACTATGGTGTGCGCGTGCTAAAAGGAACACTCGACGAAGTAAAGAAAATTCCCGTAGTGAAAACAAACTTATTGCGCAATATCGGCATACAAGCAGGGGCGTTGTATGATGGAAAGGATGTAACTTATAAAAGCAAGGATGTGAAGATAAATTGCCTTATGCGGGCTGATACACTCGAAGAATTGTGGTGTAACTATGACGCATTACTTTACGACCTCATACTCCCTAATACTCATAATTTATGGGTGCGGGAGTTAAATAAGGAGTTTCCATTCTACTATAAGAGCTGCCAAGTTACGGAGTTCTATCCCACGGATAAGATATGGTTACAATTTACGTTAACAGTTACTTTTACAACATTTAGATAATATAGTGAATATGAAGATATATAACAGCAAAAACCAATTACTACTTGATGTGATTGTAGACGATGGCAGCTATCGTCATCGCGTTATCAAGGGCGAACATAACTTAACGCTCAAATATTCGCTTGCCGAACATGTCGAATTGCCTATTGGCGCATACTGCCAATATCAAGATGAGCTGTACACACTTGAACGCCCCGAGAGCTTCAAAATGAAGCACAGCCGCAATTTCGAATACACCGTTATCATGGAAGCCTATCAAGCGAAAGCAAGAATATGGAAGTTCCGTAACACTGTAGATGGGCGGTTAAAGTTCCCTTTGACAGCACGGCCAAAAGAACATTTGCAGATGTTCATCGATAATATGAACCGACGGGACAAAGGCTGGACTGTTGGACAATGTATTGACGATATCGAGCATCTGATAAACTATGATCACGACTTCTGTTGGGATGCCCTCGGTAAAATGGCTACGGAGTTTAAGACCGAGTTTGAGATAGTCGGAAAACGCGTATCACTCCGCAAGGTCGAATATAATAAAAATAACCCACTCCCACTCTCGTATGGATGTGGAAATGGGTTTAAGGCAGGATTGGGACGTAGTAACAGCAGCAATACTCCGCCGGTCGAAATTCTATACGTGCAGGGGGGTACGCAGAACATCGACCGTTCTAAATATGGTAACGGAGAGTTGCTCCTGCCGAAAGGGCAGGCTACCGCCTACGACGGCGAGCACTTCGAGGGTGAGACGGGGTTCAACGCTACCGCCGCTCGGCGATATGTGGTAGATGAACAGGGATTGTCCGTCCGTCGTTCCGATAAGCCTTTATCGTCGCTGGCAGAAGATAGCCTCGATTGCTCAACCATTTATCCGAAGCGTGTCGGTACGATAAGCAGCGTGGTAGCTGTAGATGCTGCAAAAAACTTTTATGATATTATAGATAACAGCATACCCGTCGCCCTTAATTTTGAAAACTGTCTTATCGCAGGGGAAACCATGACCGTTATCTTCCAATCGGGAATGCTTGCAGGGCGCGAATTTGAAGTAAAGTATTACCATGACGCGAAGATGATTAAGGGCGTGCAAAAAACCGCACGACGCTTTGAGATTGTTCCACAGGAGATAGACGGGATAACTATGCCCAACGCAACGTTTTCACCCCGTACAGGCGACAAATACGCCGTTTTCAAAGTTATGCTACCGCAGGCTTATATTTGTGATAATGCAACGAAAACAGGCGCAGAATGGGATATGTTTAAGACCGCTGTCAAATACCTATTCGATAATGAAGAGCAGAAATTTTCCTTTACCGGGGAGCTTGATGGTATTTGGGCAAAAAAAGACTGGGTAAATATTGGCGGCCGTATTGTACTTGGTGGGTATATACTATTCCGTGACGAACGCTTTCAAAAAGAGGGCGTATTGTTGCGTATTACGGGCATAAAAGATTATATCAATAAGCCTCACAGCCCTGTTATTGAAATATCTAACAAAACCGTTAGCAGTAGCTTTACAAGTGACTTGAAAAAGTTAGAAAGTAACGAGGTTCTTATGGATGAATATCACAAAGAGGCCTTACAATTTACCAAGCGGCGGTTCCGAGACGCAAAAGAAACCATGGGTATGCTCGAGGCCGCAATGATGGAGAATTTCACAAATAGCGTGAGCCCCATTGCCATACAGACAATGCAGATGCTTGTTGGTGATGAAAGTCTCCAATTCCGTTTTGTGAACAACCGTATAAAGCCTGTGGCCGTAGATCACAAGATTATTTTTGATAACGCAACAAAACAGCTGAAAGCCAGCGCAGGGATAATGCAGCATCTCACACTCGGCATTAAGTCCATTAGCACCAACCACAGCGTTTCGGAGTATAAATTTTGGAACGTGAGCAGTTTCACAAGTGCACGGCTTGATAAACCATCTGATACGTATTACCTCTATATTAAGGCTAACAAGGCAAACGAAACAGCCGACTTTATCCTCTCAAAGAAAATAATTAAGATGGAGGAAGTCAACGGCTATTATCATTTCCTCGTGGGGTTACTTGGAAGTGAATATGATGGTGAGCGCAGCTTTACTCCCTTATACGGCTTCACAGAGGTTCTACCGGGGCGTATCACTACAGATAAGATTGTCAGCAGTGATGGGCAGAGCTATTTCGATATGCTCTCAAACGCACTAAAACTGGGTGATATGCTACAATATAACATCAATGGCGACGGAACGTTGAAATTACGCAGTACAATAGTACAGAGCCAATCGGGCGACGAGAGCCCTATCGGCTGTTTCCGCGGTAACTTCAACACCTCGTACACCTATTACAGCGGCGATGAGGTTACCTATCTCATCAATGGAAGCCATTCTACTTATCGCTACATTAATGCTACCCCAAGCAAGGGACATCTTCCCACAGAGACTACCTATTGGACTGTTGTTGCACAGGGGCAAAAAGGTGAAACCGGTAGCCCCGGCTCGAATGGCAAAAACACCTATACGTTTGTACGTTATTCAGACGATGGAGGGAAAATGTTTACCAAGGCCATCCCGCTGAAAGCCACGGGCGAACTGTTTGCCGGCCGCAACATCTTTGCCATCAATGCTGGTTTGGTTGCCGAAGCTGGTGCAGTGCTTGATAGCAGCATTAACGGAGTAAAATGCACAAAAACAAAGAGTCTAAACCGTGTGGGGCAGCTGTTCAAGCGGTTTGCAGGCAATCTGCCACGCGGTCAATTCCGCATCAGCGGGCGCATGAAAACGGACGGTACCACGTTCAGCGTGAATGTGAATATGGGTGGTGTTAATGCGGGCGATGTTATCGCCACATCCGATTGGAAGGCATTTAGTTTAGTGGCAGATAGACCGGGATATAGCGATGCACCCAATTATTGCTTTGTTGACTTTCGCTACGGCATGGCGCAGTCTGCCGCCACGACGCTCAACCTCTACGTCGCCGACCTGATGATCACACAGGGCAGCGAAGCTTACGACTACGCGCCAGCACCCGAAGACCAACAGTTTGGCTTGACACCCGGGCTGTATCTTGGTATCGCTTCGTGGGACAAGCCCTATCCACCACTCGACCCACAGATGTATCAATGGTCGAAAGCAATAGGCGAGAACGGAAAGAATGCGGATTATCAAGAGTACCGATTTGCTAAGAATGGCTCCACAACAGCTGCACCAACTCTTAATAAATCAATGCCTGAACCAACGGGATGGACTTTAGCACAACCCGTAATCGGTAAAATGGAGTACCTGTGGGCGACAATAGCCAAGAAAAAAGCTGATGGAACGCTACTTACTCCATGGAGTGAGCCCGTTCGCATGACCCCTTATGACGGTAAGAACGGTAAAGACGGAGTGTCACCGGCACTCGTATTTTGTGGCGTGTACAGCCCCTCGAAAACCTATTATGGTAATCAATATAGGATTGATGCTTGTAAATACGGGAACGCCTATTACGTGTGCCGTGTGGACGCTGGAGAATTTAAAGGGGTAATGCCGACGAGTACTTCAAAATGGAACCCGTTCGGGGCATCATTTGAAAGTATTGCAACGAACTTGCTATTGGCGGAGGGTGCTAATATAGGAGATTGGTTTATAAGTCAAGGAAAGATTGTGTCAACTTTGAATGGTAATAAAAAAATAATTTTTGATGCGGTAAATACGTTAATACAGGCCTTGACAGCAAACTCTTCTCTAAAAATTGGAATTGAAGATAAATCGAATGGGGATGTTGAGATAGTACTTTCAAAAAATAACGGATCTACTGTATCATTAGGGAATACTGATAAAGGTCTTGGCATGTTTATAGATAACGGTAGACGGCTAAAAGCTGTATTTACCCCAGAGTATTTTGGACAAATATATCGTTATGAGGGTGGAAGCATAAGCCATGGCTTTTGGTCGGAAATCTCCGACACTGACATACTGTTTACCATAGGGGAAAGTATTTGGAGAGGTTTGGCAATACACTATTCAAAGCAGACGGGACAACTTTCTGTTTCAATGAAAGATTTACCTACCAATGCAAATGATATATCATCGGGAATGCTTTATGTCGAGAATGGTTATTTACGCATTAAACCGTGATTAAAGTTAGTGATGATAAATCAATGAATTGGAAGCCTAATTGTAAAATTTCACCATAAAATGTTTATTATATAATCATATTTTGATATATTTGTACAAAGAAATCATCGGTAAAGTATGTGAAATGAAAATTATTAAAAACATGGTAGATTTCATTAGAAGTGCTATTGTAGCGCTTATCAGCTGTTTATTAACGCTGTTCTCACCGATACAGGACATCCTTGTCGGAATGGTTGTGTTACTGACATTGAACGGGGTTTGTGGGTTGTTCGCAGACATTATCAATGGTAATGGTTGGGAAATGAATAAGGCAACGAAATTCCTTGTCCAATGCTTTGTTTACTTCGTACTTGTGATGGCATTATTCGTTGTCGGGCATTTTATTCACAAGCATGACGAAGCAATAACTTGCGTGAGTATCATTAGCATAATTACGACATGGGTATTTTCCATCAATATTTTGCGTAATTGTCGGAATTGCTGCCCGCAGGAAAGTAGTATGTACAAGCTATTTGACATCCTCTATTATATTGTGAGTGTACAGATTGTTGAGAAAATTCCTTTTGTGGCAAGCTACATAGCACGTAAGGGAGAGGAAAAATAAAGGGAAGTGACATGGCATATTTCACAATACAAGAAATGGTTCACTCGGGAACTGCACAAAAGCTGGGAATAGATAACACTCCTCCGGCAAGTGTACGTGCCCACCTAACAGAGACAATTACCCTGTTAGAAAGCATCAGAATGGAATGGGGGAAGTTCTGCGAACAGTATGAGCTTGGTACACCTGCATTAATAGTATCAAGCGGTTATCGTTCACCTGCACTTAACAAGGCTGTAGGGGGCGTTAAAAACTCTTCTCACATTTTGGGTTATGCTGCCGACCTTGTGCCTGCAAATGGCAAGCAAAATGAGTTTGAGCGGTTCATGGCTAACGAGTTCTCAAAAATGGGCTACGCCTATGACCAAATAATAGTAGAGAGAAGCGCAGATACTCGCTGGGTGCATGTAGGCTACAAGAAAGCAGACGGAAGCCAGCGTAGGCAATGCTTCAAGCTGGAAGTATAATATAGGTGGGGCTGATTGCCCCACCTGCAATAAACAACAATATGAAAAAGTTATCAAGTGTATTATCTACATGGCTCATCTGTGCCACTATAATGATACTCGGCGGTTGCAAAACGAAGAAAGCTGTTGTTACGGAAACGAATAAAAGCACTTATAACAGCATACAGAGAGTTGAAGAGAATAGCAATACACATTACTCGCTCGTCGATACAACAAAAGTCGATGAGTTTACAAGTATTGTAAGGGAGTACGTTTTTGATAGTCTCGCCTATCACTCATCAGGGAGTTTTGCTCACGACATTAATGTAGGCAGCAAAGTCCCAATCGTTGAAGTTAAAGCCGATGGGAGCGTAATAATTAATCACGGTTTGAAAGCTATAAGGGTACGAAAAGAATGTCGTAGGAGTGAAAATAAGCATGTGTCTGAAAAGAAAGACAGTATGGGCAATAATGTAAGCAATACAAATGTTAGAGCAACGGAGATAAAAAAGCGGAGGGACAAACAGGTAGAGCGTGTGCAGATGGCCGAGCCTTTTAAATGGTGGCAGCTCTTTGTCATATTATCTGCATTGGTTGCCATCGCCTTGTGGTTGATCCCGCATATAAAAAGAAGTCCATTTGTTAAAAGGTTTATTAAGTATATAAGAAACTCGTTATAAACAATATGCGTGTCGAATTTTGGTTTGTAAGCGCCGATAATAGTTTCCAGAATAAACTATAGCGATAAAATATTTCAAACCTTTGTGCGGCATTTCTTGAAGAAATAACTATCTTTGCAATACCAATATACACAGACACATCCTAAAAAGAAAAGAGAGAGGCAGGAGCAGTTCACTCCTGCCATTTTTTACATTTTTGTTGTTATTTTGTTGCTCGTACATTTCTATAATTACATTTAGTGATTGATTATAATGAACTTAAGTAGACTTCTTTACATTCTGCATCGGAAAGTAGACCTTATTTGGATGTGTTAAATCGGATACAAAACCAATATAGCCAACATGAGATTACAAAAGGAGTTTCAATGGAATAAGCATCGGAAAATAAATTGAAAATTTTGCATTAATTATATTACTTCTGTAGATTCTTTATTGTTATATTCTTACTAGAAATATTAAGTATCAAAATAAATAACTACAAGACGAAACACTCGCACTACTTTTCGATCCGTACCAATAATTATTGAAGAAATCTTGCTTGAACAATTTAAGAGATGCATAAGTCTATTACTAAATATAGCTGTAATATCGTTATACATTAGGGATATTCAGAATTTTCTTAACTAATTGTTTGTCAGAATC